ACAGCAAACATTGCAAACACTCCATATTCATCTAACGACACAGATCAAGTTCCAGACATCGTTGAAACATATTTAAACTGCAACCTGGATCCAGATTCTCCAAACTACATTGTGCAGCGAATTGGTAACCGTTATCAAACAGTTTCAGATGCTGGCGTAATTACCATTAATGGAGAATATCCAAATATTTCTAAGTATGTTCGCGTTGAAGTAACAGATGCTGTTGCAAACAAAACTAATGAGAAAACATTGATACCATTTGGATTCCGTGCATTAACATCGCCAATTCCAATGGCTTCTGGTTCGCTTAATTTGTCTGCAGCAACATATGCAACATCACAGGTAGTGTCATCAGTATACAACTCAAACAATTACTTAGGATTTGATTTCACTGCAACACCTAACTTGAATTATCTTGCACCAGTTCCTACATCAGGATCAACTACAGGTAGCAACTCAGATTTCTATTTAGGAAATGTGTCACAAGATGCTGCAGCTGCATTCCCGTCATTAACAGCTCCATATTCTGGTTCGGTTGAAACGGCATTGACTACTGGTACTGCATACTTTACAGCTAATGTCGCTACAACCACAAGAAAATTCATTATACCATTCCAGGGTGGATTTGATGGAGCTCGTCCAAATTTACCAAAAATGTCTGGCACATTCATTAAATCTAGCAACACATTTGGATTTGATTGTAGCACTTCAACATCGACAGGTACAAAATCATACAACAAAGCATTCACTTTGTTATCTAACACAGATTACTATGATTTAAACATGTTGATTACTCCAGGTATTTTGGATAGCAAACATAGCAATGTAACTACACTTGCAAGAAATCTTGTAACAAATCGTCAAGATGCATTCTATGTGATGGACTCAAATGCAATAACTGACAGCACTACTACAGTTGTTAATCAAGTTACTACATTGGATAATAACTATACGGCAACATATTGGCCATGGGTTCGTATTACGCGTGAAAACAAACCATTATGGGTTCCACCGTCAGTAGTAGTTCCAGGTGCGTTATCATACAATGATGCAGTATCATTCCCATGGTATGCTCCAGCAGGATTGAATCGTGGTGGTTTGACAACTGTGTCTGACACATATGTAAATTTATCTCAAGCAGATCGTAATACCTTGTATGAAGCTCGTATTAACCCTATTGCCAATTTCCCTAACGATGGAGTAGTGATTTGGGGGCAAAAGACATTGCAGGCTCGTCCAAGTGCATTAGATCGTGTCAATGTGCGTCGTTTGCTTATCGCAGTTAAGAAGTTTATTGCATCTTCAACTCGTTACTTGGTATTTGATCAAAACACTAGTGCTACCAGAGACAAATTCACTCAGATTGTGAATCCATATCTAGAGTCAGTACGAGGACAGCAAGGTTTATATGCTTTCCGTGTAGTGATGGATGCAACAAATAACACACCAGATGTTATTGATCAGAATATCCTTTACGGACAAATATTCTTGCAGCCAACACGTACGGCAGAATTTATTATTCTTGATTTTAATATTCAACCAACGGGGGCAGCTTTCCCAGAATAGTAATCAAAAATAAAATTTAAGAAAGGTAGGGCTTCGGTTCTACCTTTTTTACGTTACTGATATTTATATGAAAATAACAAGGATAAACTATGCCATTAATAGATAACATAAATCAATCGTTAAGCGATTTTGGTAGCGAAGCAGATTTTTTCAGTAAAGCGTATTCGTGGGAACCAAAAAAACAACATCAATACGTCATGCAAATTGACGGAATTCCTGCATATGTAATTAAAACCGCTGGAAAACCTTCCATGGATCAAGGTGAAGTTGTTCTAGATCATATTAACGTGCAACGATATGTTAAAGGTAAAACTGTGTGGGAGGCATTAGATATTACACTTTATGATCCAATTGTACCATCAGCGGCACAAGCAGTAATGGAATGGGTACGCTTACACCATGAATCCGCAACTGGACGCGATGGTTATTCTTCTTTCTACAAAAAAGACATTACACTTCGTCAACTTTCTCCACTAGGCGAAGTTATTGAAGAGTGGATTTTGCATGGAACATATATTAAATCAGCAAAATTTGGTGACTTGGATTGGTCTGCCGAAGAACCGGTTGAAATTTCATTGAGTCTTAGATATGATTGGGCATTCTTAAATTTCTAATCATGAATTATATTATGCAAATGGGGGTTTCTTGCCCCCATTTTCTGTGTTCACACATATTTATAATAAAGTTATATAAAGGATTCAAATGAGTAAAATGACCGATCGTATCGACAATCAAAACATTATTAATCTAGCTCGTCAACAGTACGAAAATGAAAAACGAAGCAAATTACCTACGGTAGTTGTGCCATTAGATTCTGGAGGTAAAATATATCCTGCAACACATCCACTTCGTGCTGGCACTGTGGAAATGCGATACATGACTGCGTATGATGAAGATATTTTAACTAATATATCATACATCAACAACGGCATAGTTTTTGATAAACTGTTAGAATCAGTTATTATGACACCGGGGGTGTTCAACGATATATCGGTTGTAGATAAATTAGGACTAATTATTCGTGCTAGAATTTTAGCATATGGATCTGAATACACCGTTACGGTTGTTGATCCTAAAACAGGCAAAGAACTAGAACGAACTATCAACTTGAATGCACTTAAGCCAAAACCATTTGCATTACAGTCAAATGAATTAGGTGAGTTTTCATACGAAGTAAACAAAGATTGCGTGATATTCTTTAAATATCCACCTGTCGATCCAGCTGATGATACAATTTCTGGTTATTTGAAAAATGTCATTACTCAAGTTAATGATTCTCGTGATGCAAATACCATTGACAATTTTATACGTTATGAATTTTTTGCTGGAGAATCAAAACGATTCCGCAAACATGTAACGGATAATATGCCTGGAATTGATTTAACAGTGGAACTTGAAGGTGCAGATGGGGACACCTTCACAACTGGATTTCAACTCGGATCACAACTTTTTTGGTTTTAACCCTACCGATCGTGTAGTAATGCACGATAATCTATTCAATTTAATATGGCATGGCGAAGGTCGTTGGAACTGGGATGACGTGTATCATATGCCTATTATTATTCGTACACTCTGGACTAAACGAGTCAATGAAATCATACAATCTAAAACTGAACGTATCGAAGCTGCAGCAAAAGCAGCACGACATCAGAGTACTCGCAAAAAGAAAGCACGTTAATATTTATATTAAATGGAAATCCAGAATAAATATCAGTTGATATCTCAACTAAAACAACAGCATCGAATAGGCGCGACTCCGCCTCCTCCTGGTCCGGCACCAACTGGACTAGAAAATATGGCCGGAGTTACCGAAGCCGGCGCTCATGCAATTGCTGCAGGTGCAATAACCGCACTTCAAGCAGTAAATTCGTTATGGGGCAGTTTACAAAATTTAAACAAAGCCCTCGCAATTTCTGCAGGATATGATAAACAAAAAGCTCGTATCGACGAATTAAATTCTAAGTATAAAACAGTAATTGCATCATCTTTAAATTTAGAAAAAGCTAACGCATCATTAAATAGTAGTTTTGGTATAACAAGTAACGCTGCAGCTGGATTAGCAGAAAAATTACAAAAAACGGCGTATACTTACGGACTTACTAGCGATCAGGTAAAATCATATGCTAGTAATATCAAATCAATGTTACCATTAATGAATCAACAAACAACTGCTGATACAAAGTTTTATACCGGACTACAAAAAACACAAGATATTGTAAAAACTAATTTAGGATTATCTGATGAGCAAACAAATTCATATACATCATACGCTGCAGCACAATCCGATAGTGCAGATGCATCGTTACGTGTAGCAAAAAGTGTTGCCGAAGCATTTGGTGACAATGCACAAGGAGATTTAGGATATTTTAAAATGATTACCGAAGGTATCGCAGAAGCCGGTGCTGAGGTACAGTTGCAATATGGAAAAATACCCGGATCATTAGAATCTGCAGTAATAAAATCCAAGAAATTTGGATTATCACTAAAAAATTTACAAAGTGCTGCAAATAATCTATTAAACATCGAAGCTAGTATTGGTCAGGAACTAGAATATCAATTATTAAGTGGCCATCGCCTAGTTGATAATAGTGGCCGAAGCTTGACAAATTTATATCGAGAAGCTACATTACGCGGACAAGCAAATGAGCAAGCTGATATAATGAATACCATTATTGAAAACGAAGGCGAAGTATTAGAAAACAATTTGTTTGCTCGAAAGCAAATGGCAAGTTTGTTAGGCATGGAAGAACAACAACTGGCATCTGCAATTCAAAAGAAACGAATACTTGATAAAGCAGCGGCAGAAGGAATAACCATTGATGTTAACGGTTCTAATGCGTTGGCTCAAGCAGCCGCGGCAGTAGAAGCCGGCGCGTTAACACCTGAAGATTTTGAATCACTTAAAAAAGCAACTGATACTCGTACTACAGATGATAGATTAGAGCAGATATTAAAAGTAAATGAAGAGCAATTATTTTATACTAAACTTATAAATCAACAAGCTATTATCAATGCAACTCGCGTAAGTGCTGAAGGAAACATACCGGATTTGTCTGGATTTATAAATACATTTGCAGAACTAGAAACGATAGGTATTATAGATATAGCGTCTAAAGGATTAAAAGCTAAAAGAGAACTTTTAACACCGCCAATTCCGTTTGCTGAGGGTGGCGTGGTGCCACCGGGCTATCCAAATGATACATATCCTGCATTATTATCATCAGATGAAACAGTAGTACCGCCAAAAAGTCTAGACACTGTAATGAATAACACTGGTGGTAACGAAAAAATACAATTAGTTATACGAGAGGCAGCAGCTGCAATTGTAGCAGCAATTAATAAACAACCTATCTTTACTGGCGGTATTAACGCACCATATTACGGATAACGGAGTAAACCATGATAAATCCAACTATAGGTAACAACTCACAATTTACCGGTCCATTTGACATACTTCCAAACGTGTTGTATACTAATCCAACATTGAATAATTCACAGTTCACCGGTCCATTTGATACGTTACCTAATCGAACGTTTCCAAATCCAACATTTAAAAAAATTGGAATACAGCCTATCAATTATGGAACTACGACATATTCTCCGTATTCTGGAAATCCGTTTGATAGTGTTGCTTCGGGCAAAGTAAGAAAAAATCCGTTAACATATAATAGCACATCTAGTTTCGTTGCCGTTACAGATCTTTGGGTAGCTCCCGCCGCAGAAGCATCAAATATTACACTATCATCATTTGCAGCATCAGTCACTGGATTTGCAGCAAGTTCAGTTGCAAGTTTAACAGGAATACCACAGGTATCACAAGTAGCAAATTCACTGATTAATTTGTCCGATACCACATTAACATCCAGATATGCAACATTGACATTTGACCAAATGCGAGCACTACCAGGCGTTAAATATGCAGATTTTCGTAATCGCCGAGCAATTGGTAATTTAGGTGCTGCCTCTTTAATACGTTTAGATGGAGCAGCAGCAGTTGCTGCTGGTGTCTCTGCAGGAGGCCGGATTACTCGTACGGCAGTTTTTGCAGCCGCCGCAGCAAATCCACTTGGAGGAGCATATGCTGTATTTAATCTAGATGGTTTTGGGTTTACTGGATATGGATGGGGTAGTCATGGTGATCCAAATGCAATTCGCAATGATTTTACTTTGCGAAGTCATGTAGTAAAACGATGGGCTGTTAATAAAGATGATGCTGGTAAAATTATATCACAAGGTTGGGCTCCAACAAAAAATCCAGTAGAAGTTGGCGTACCATTCCGAGGCGATCGAGTTAATGTGATAGATTTTTCACAACGCACAGAAAAAGATGCATATAAATGGAATCCTAGAATGCCTGGCCAGTTAGGCAATACGCAGGACTTTATTAAATTTTATTTCACCGGACCAAAATTATATCCTGGCTTATCAAGTGGCTTAGATCTTCTGGATGCAGCATCTGAAGTACTTCAAGGATCAACTGATGATGTAATAGTATTCCGGGCATCTGTAACTGATATAACAGATTCATTCACTGGTGAATGGTCACCAGTCAC